AGAATGACCAGATGCTGGGAAAGAGAGAACTTTGAGGCCGAGACAGGGAAACGCTGTGAGTACAATCACTGCGGCAATGCAGAACTGATCAATGGCGTTTACTACTGCCCAACGGACGGAAAGGTAGAAGGATATGGCACTTGGTGTGCAGACAGAAAACCATATCAGATGTCGCTGCTAAACATGGAAAGGAGAAGCGAAAATGAAGTGTGATAAGTGCGGAAAAACTTTTGAAGAGGGGAACTATCCTGACGGAACACCGAACGGAATGGGCTTTGTAATGGAGAACGGGAATGTGCTGACGCTCTGCCATGACTGCATAGCGTCCATCAGCGAGAAAGAAGGCCAGCAGTGGCTGGAAGAGTGGAAGAACGATAATGCCTAACACTAATGCGGACTACATATGCCCGCTGTACCAAAGACGAAACAGAGGGACCATGATCCGCTGCGAAGGCATTTTACCGGGGAGCGCTTACACGCTCACCCGGTTTCCTACTGTCTCCGGCTATGTACGCTGGAACGAGAAATACTGTAAGAGCTGGGCATACAGGAAATGCCCGATATACAAAGCTGTGGAGGAGCGATATGAAAAGAATGACGGTTGACCAGCTCCGGCGCGAACTCGCCGACGGGAGCAAGTACATGAACGAGAAGATAACGGTAAACGGCGAGAAGTTTGACAGCAAGAAGGAGGCCTGGCGCTATGCTGAGCTTCTGCTCCAGGAGAAGGCGGGAGAGATACACAGACTTCGGCGACAGGTAAAATACGAGCTCATCCCGAAGCAGGACGGGGAGCGCGCAGCGTACTACATAGCAGATTTCGTATACATCGAAGGCAATCAGATCGTGGTGGAGGACTGCAAGGGCTACCGCACTGACCTGTACCGGCTGAAGCGCAAGATGATGCTGTGGAGATACGGCATACGGATCCGTGAGACATGAACATTCCAGCACCGAGGACAGGCTGCCCGCAGCATTGATATGATGACTGTGTGGCGGCCAAACGTTATGGAATCCGTCAAAACAGGCATCTAAAGGAGATTTGATGGCAAGGGTTGATAAGTGGCTTACAGAAGAAGGACTGGCCCAGATAACCGAATACATGCGGCGAGGAAACACAGAGCAAATGCTGGCGAAGAATCTGATTGGCTGCGCCCGTGACACGCTGCGAGTGTGGCGAAAGAAGTACCCTGAGCTGCAGGCGGCCATCGATGAGGGCAAAGTCACACCTGACGATCAGGTGGAGGCGGCCCTCTTCCGGCGCGCTATAGGCATGACTGTGACAGAGAAGACCTGGGGCGTGGCTATAGACAAGAACACCGGCGAAGAGCGCAAGGTCCTGATCAAGGAAGTGACAAAGCAAGTGCCTCCGGATACCAAGGCTGCTCTGGCCTGGCTGTACAACCGGAGGAGGGAACAGTGGTGCGAGCGTCAGGCTGTTGCCATAGAGACCGGCGAAAAGATTTCGCTGGAAATCGGAGGCGAGTATGGCGACTAAGGTGATCAGGTGTCCGGAACTGAATGATAAGCAGAAGGCATTCTGCCTGGCAAGGGAGCCGTACATAGCGTACGGCGGTGCCAGAGGCGGCGGAAAGTCTTTCGTGGTCCGCTGGAAGGCCGTTATGCTGTGCTTCCGGTACGCGGGCATCAAGGTGATGATCACCAGGCGCAGCTATCCCGAGCTGGAGGCCAACCACATCGGACAGCTGAAGGAGATCCTTCAGGGAGTGGCGTCGTACAACAAACAGGAGAAGGTCTTTTCGTTCCCGAACGGCTCCATGATCCTCATGAGATACGCTGCCACAGAGGACGACCTTCTGAACTACCAGGGCACGGAGGTGGACGTCCTGTTCGTGGACGAGGCCACGCAGATCACTTACGAGATGTACACCAGGATGACGGCCTTCGTCAGAGGCGTGAATGATTTTCCGAAACGAATCTATCTGACATGTAATCCAGGAGGAAAAGGCCACGCTTGGGTAAAACGTCTCTTCATCGACAGAAACTACCAGCAGGGCGAACGCGCCGAGGACTACACCTTCATCAAGGCTACGGTCTACGACAACAAGGCGCTGCTGGAGGAAGACCCTAAGTACATCGAGCGCCTGGAGAGATTGCCCCCTAAACTGCGAAAAGCATGGCTGGAAGGCTCGTGGGACATATACGAAGGGCAGTTCTTCGAGGAGTTCACAAACAACGAGGACGGGTACAAAACGAGGCTCAGATCACACGTCATAGATCCGTTCCCGATACCGTCGAGCTGGACGGTGTACAGGAGCTTTGACTACGGCTACGCCAAGCCTTTCAGCTGCGGCTGGTGGGCGGTCGACTACGACGGCAGGCTGTATCGGATAGCGGAGCTGTACGGCTGCATGGACGGTATGGCGAATGTTGGCGTCAAGTGGAGCCCTGCAGAGATCTTCCAGGCTATCCGGCAGCGGGAGCAGGAAGACCCGAACCTGATCGGGAAAAATATCATTGGCGTGGCGGACCCGGCGATCTGGGACGCATCCAGGGGCATATCCATAGCAGATGTGGCGGCACGGCACAGAATATACTTCCAGCCGGGCGACAACAAAAGGATCCCCGGCTGGCAGCAGGTGCATGAGCGGCTGCGTTTTGACGATGACGGATATCCGATGCTGTATGTATTCCGGACGTGCAGGGACTTCATCCGAACGATGCCGCTCCTGATCTATGACGAGCATAAGGCTGAGGACCTGGACACGGACGGCGAGGACCATATCGCGGACGAGACGAGATATATGTGCATGCTCAGGCCTATCAAGCCGGTGCATGAGGAGATAAAGAAGGAGCGGGGCGAAGATCCGCTGAACCAAAGGAGTGAGGAACGTGGCTATATTTGACAGATTGAGAGAGAGAAGGGCGAGGCGTATGGAAGCAAAAGAACAGGAAAGGAACAGAAAAGAACAGCAGGCGGCGAGCGGCGAGCGTGTGAAGAAGGCACAGTCGCTCCTCAGCAAATACAGGACCGGCAAGCAGGTCCTGGACGCCCGCGTGGTGAGCAATAACCAGTGGTACAGGATGCGCCACTGGGGAGAGTTCAAGAAAGCCACTACAGACCAGGAGAGCACGTCTGCCTGGCTGTTAAATACGCTGATGAGCAAACATGCGGATGCCATGGATAATTATCCTGCCCCGGCTGTACTGCCGAGGGAGGAGATGGACGTACTCGAAGCAGAGAAGCTGACAGATGTCCTGCCGCTCATATTGGAGCAGAACGACTTCCAGAAGACCTATTCCGACCTGTGGTGGGATAAGCTGAAGACCGGCACGGGAATATATGGCGTGTTCTGGGATCCGGGCAAGCTTAACGGCCTGGGAGATATAGTGATCCGGAACATAGACATCCTGTCGCTGTACTGGGAACCGGGCGTGGAGGACATCCAGGACAGCGCCAACGTATTCCTGGTCACGCTGGTAGACACAGAGCAGCTGCAGCGCAAGTATACGGACAAGGATATCCGCGACAGCAAAGGGTATGTCAAGGAGTACATACACGATGACTCCATAGACACCAGCGGGAAGAGCATGGTGGTGGACTGGTATTACAAGCTGGACGGCGTTTTACACTTCTGCAAGTACGTAGGCTCCACGGTGCTGTACTGCACGGAGGACGACCCGGAACTGGCACAGCGTGGCCTGTATGACCACGGGCTGTACCCCTTTGTCTTCGACACCACATTTCCGATCAAGGACTCCGCAGCGGGCTTCGGATACCTGGATATCATGAAGAGCCCGCAGGAATACATAGACAAGATGAACCAGGCGTTCCTCAAGAATACGCTGTGGAGCTCAAAACCGCGGTATTTCGTCAGGGAAGACGCGAACGTGAATCTACAGGCGCTGGCGGACACAAACGTCGATTTCGTCAAGGTAGGCGGTAATTTCAGCCAGGATACTATCAGGATGATAGACGTTCCCACACTTCCGGGCAACTATCTGAACGTGCTGCAGATGAAGGTCGACGAGCTGAAGGAGACTTCCGGAAACAGAGACGTCTCCAACGGCGGCAGCACATCAGGTGTCACGGCCGCGTCTGCTATCGCAGCAATGCAGGAGGCTTCGGGAAAGACGTCAAGGGACATCATCAAAGCTTCGTACTACGCATATGCCGAAGTGATCCGGATGTGTATAGAGCTGATCAGACAGTTTTATGACGAGCCCAGGACTTTCAGAATCACCGGGCCGGACGGCGGTCAGGACTTTGTCCGGGTGGACAATTCCGCGCTGGCGCCTCAGGAAACAGGCAGCTACATGGATATAGACGGCCAGCTGAAACAGATGTACCACTCCGCGGAGTTTGACGTCAAGGTCAGCGCCCAGAAAGCCAGCGCATACTCCACGCTGGCGCAGAATGAGCTCGCTAAGGAGTTCTTCTCTGCGGGCTTCTTCAATCCGGAGCTCTCCGACCAGGCACTTGCCTGTGTGGAGATGATGGAATTTGAAGGAAAAGACGGCATCGTCAAGAAAATACAGCAAAACGGTACGCTCTTTGACCAGGTACAGCAGCTGCAGCAGCAGGTGCTCACACTGGCGCAGGTTGTGGACACCTTGGAGCCCGGACGGGATATAACGAACCAGCTGGCGGCGCAGATGTCAGGACAGGCGATGCCCGGAGGATCCACGCAGTATGAAGCGCCGAAAGGCTCCCAGGCTGACAAGGCCAGGGCGACCGCGGCAGAGACCACTACACCGAGATGATAGAAGTATCTTTCCTGATGGGCGATAAAAGCAGGCTGACCGTCAAAGGCCACGGCGGGTGCAGGACGGAGCAGGGCGGCGACATAGTATGCGCTGCCTGCTCCATCGTCACCACTATGATCGCGCAGACGCTGGAGGACCATCCGGACGTCTTTGCGGTCGAGAGCTCGCGGCTCAACTCCGGGGATGCAGAGCTGGTGTGGAAGACGGCGGGCGAGAAGGTTAAAGACGCTTCTTTGATGCTTGAGCCTCTCATTCTCGGGTATCGGCTTCTCGCCCAGGACTATGGGAAATACTTAAATCTCAGAATTATGCAAAAAAGTTCCAGCTCAAAGGATTTTTGTAAAACGATTTGAGAGAATGAAATCAGACACCGGAGAGAGATCCGAGAAAGGAGCATTTTACATGCTGCACAAATTATTTCTGAACCTGTTCGCGGAAGGCGGAGAGGCGGGCGTATCAGGGTCCGACGCCGGGACCGGCCCAAGTGCGGAGGGCAGTTCCGCAGAGCCTGTTGTATCCGAGTACGAGGAGTTCATCAAAGCTCACAAGGAAGAGGACGACAAGCGGATACAGAGTATCGTACAGAAACGTCTGAGGGGTTCCAAGGAGAACGAGGCGAAGCTTGAGAAGGCCATGAGTGCCTTGAATGTACTATCCGGAAAGTACGGAGTGAACGCCGGAGACCTGGACGCCATTACCAAGGCCATCGAGAACGATGCGTCGCTCTATGAGGAGAAGGCCCTGGAGCGTGGAGTGACACCGGACGTGGAAATGTACATTCAGCAACTGGAAAGACAGACCAAAGCCGACGAAGCTATGCGAAAGCAGCAGGAGCAGGAAGCTGAGCAGCAGCGCATCATCGAAGGTTGGATGAGAGACGCGGAGGAGGCCAGGAAGGTGTATCCGAATTTCGATTTCAAGACGGAGATGGCCAGTGACAAATTCCGCCAGCTGATCGCGGTCCCCGGCGTATCAATGGCTACGGCATATGAGGTCATGCATCCCGAGGTGGTCCGGGGAAGGACCGCGGCACAGGTGGCAGACAACATTAAAGCCAAGAGCCAGAGGCCGACGGAAGGCGGCGCTTCGAAGGCGCCGGGCGGACAGGCCAAGGTCGATATAGCAAACGCAAGCAAAGAACAACTGGCCGAATGGTCAGAAAGAGCAAGACGAGGAGAAGTAATCGACTTTGTGAACCGGTTCTGATCCTCGCAGAAAGGAAAGAATCATGTTTAGACTTAATCTTAGACTTTTTGATGCGGACAACACCCACGTGATGCCCATCAACACCACAACCGACACCACTGCCACTACCGGCAATGACCTGTCTCCTGAGATGAGAA